GCATTTTCTCAACTGCCTCAACCAGTGCAGGCTGCCGTCCTTGTGGTCGGCGGACTAGCTGCTGCTTTCATCGCACTAGCGCCAGCCATCTCAGCAATCATCGCAATCGGGCCTGCCCTGGCAGCGGGACTGGCAGGCCTGGGCGCAGCCTTTGCAGCGATTGGTCCAATTGTGGCAGGACTAGGGACCGTGCTAGCTGTTGTCTTCACAGGCCCTGTGGGCATTGCTGCTTTGGTGATCGCCGCTGGCATTGCCATCTATGCGTTCCGCGATCAGATTGGCGCTGCATTTGTTGCGATTGGCGAATCTTTCAAGCAACTGCCTGCGGGCTTTAAGTCATTCTTCATTGATCCGCTGATCGAAGGTTTTAGGATACTGATGGAAATGATGAACACAACCTTCATTCAACCGTTGCAGGCTGCATTTACAGCAACCGTTGAGTTTGTAAAAACTAATTTCGTGCAACCAATACAAGCAGCATTCACCGGATTGATTGAAGCAATCAAAACCATCTTTAGCAATGTAGTTGGCATCATCACTGCGCCATTTAAGGCAGCATTTGAAACGGTGCGCGGCATCATAAATCAGATATTGAATGGTATTGGCAACGCTATTAGGAGCGTAGTTAGTGCAATCAATGGCGTTCTTGCTGGCGCTAACCGAGCACTAGCTGCAGCAAAATTACCTCAAATCCCGTTGCTGCCCCAGCCTCAAATCCCCAGCTTCGCCGAAGGTGGCGTGGTATCAGGCCCCACGCTTGCGATGGTAGGCGAGGGCGGTGAGCCCGAGTACATCGTGCCGCAATCGAAGGCGACCAAGTTTGCTAATAACTGGCTCTCAGGTGTGCGCGGTGCAGCCGCTATCCCGAAGTTTGCCGAAGGTGGTATGGTAGTGCCAGGCAACGCTCAGGTAAGCATCCAGACCGGGCCTGTGACGCAGATGGATGGCACCAACTTTGTGACCACCCAGGACCTGAGCAGCGCTGTTGCAGCTGGAGTCAATCAGACCCTCAGCCTATTGCGCAATGACATGAACACAAGGCGCACGCTGGGGTTAGCATGAACAACTATGACATCATGTGCTTTCTAGAATACTACGCAGACCGCACCATCGTACGCGATCCGATAACAGGCAAGCGATCGCCAACAGCAAGGTGGCAGAACTTCTACCAAAGTCCCCAGGCTTTAAGTATTGATGCTGACATCACTGGTAATTATCCGTACCTTGCATTTAGTGCTGATGGGTTTGGCTCAGCAACTGCTGCATCAATAAACAACTTTCAAGTTAATGCCGCAGCCGTTGCTTACATGGTTGATATTACAGAGCAAGCAGTCGGCGGCACGTCATTGATTATTGCATCACTTGTTATCCAAGACGTAGGGCAAGATGCGATTGATCCGGCTAGCGCAGAAGTAATCAGCCGATACATTGGCAGCGTTGAATCCGCATCTATTGATGACATAGCTGTAGACTGGACTGTAAACCCAGCGATTGATAAAAAGAAAGGGCAAGTGCCAAGTCGTAAGATTGCATCTAACCTTATCGGGAGGTTTGTCGGACAATGAAAGGAACTTACAGCGGCGTCTTTCAAGGAAGCCTTGGCTTCCATACTCCTTTAAAAGATAGCAGCAACCTGACGGCAGCCCCACAACCTAAGGCAGCACCTGCCCGTGCTGCAAAAAAACTTGATGATTCACTACTGACCGGCAAAAAGCCATCTGCTGATATTGACAAAAGGCAGCAGCTTGCAACACCAGGCGAAACAATCCCGATTGTATTTGGCAAGCGTGTTGATGACATCGGCGGCGTATGGGTGCAGCCATCACTGGTAAAAGCTGGCACTAGGCTTTATGTAGGGAGCTTTCTCTATGCAATCAGTCAAGGCAAAATCATCAGCTCACCGGTAAAGTATCGCACGTGGGTTGGTCCGCAATCACTTGCATTTTTTGCTGATCAAACAATAACATTGCAGCATGACTATGCAACCGCTGCTGATCTTGCGGCGGCACCTGATACCTGTCCGATTGGTGGCGGGACTCTATTCTGTGGTGTTGAAACATATTCATACCTGTCGCAGCTAAACAAGGCGACTGCTGGCAATGTTTACACATACTCTTATGATCCCTATAGCTACTACACGACCAGAAACATCACTAGGGGGTTAGGAGATACAAGCAATACTGTCATGACACTGACAGCCAATGATGTTCAAGCCTTTAATTCAGATGATGGCTCGGATGTTACAGCAGCATATTGGGCCTATCGCGGTTGGATTTCATCAACACCATTGCAATTAAACCAAAACCCAGCTACTCTTGGTGGCTATACGGTTGGAACAATTGAAGAGTTTGGCACGTTAGTTCCAGAGCCTCCTGGATTTCTAGGCATACCATCAGGCGCAAGGTTAGTAATTCAATTTACGCTTGCAGCTGTTAATACTCAAAATAATCCATTATTGCCCGCCAGTACTGGCACGCTATACGGTGTGCAACAAGAAAACATTGAAAGCCCATACAGCTTCTTGGATGGTACATATTCACAATCTGGCACAACCGTAACTGTTACCGCCACAGCGCACGGGCGAATTGTAGGCAATACCGTTTATGTTGAGATAACAAGTGGCAACGGCGTTGAAGGTACTTACACTGTTGCGACAGTACCCAATGCCAATAGTTTCACATATACGGCTGGCACGTCACTTACCACTAGCGGCAACCTCTACCTGTCTCTGACACCAGGCGCCGATAACTCGGCATACGCAGACATCACATTTCTGCGGGTTGAAGGCAACATCTACGACCCACCGTCTGAGGGATCATACCCTACGACAACAAAGCAGCTCTTTATCTATTACGAAGAAGGCGTTGAGGTTGACCTTTACAGCGGTGGTCTGGTCAGTAGTGTTTACCCACGCGGCGCCAGCAATCAATTGGTTGACCTGGCGATGTACCTGTTCACAATATACAAGCGTGCTGATGGTGCTAACACTAGCGACATTGCATCACCAATCTACACTGATAACCTAACAAGCATTGCGGACTTTGCCGATTTATATGGGTTCTTCTATAATGGTGTGCTTGAAAATGCCGTGAACATTATTGAACTTTTATCTAGCCTTGCGCCATATTTCTTCCTTTCTTTTTTATCGGTTGGTGGTCAGTATCGCTTCGAGCCAGTGTTGCCGCTGGATGGCAATGTGCTTGATGAAACAGCATTGACCCCAGCGGCTATCTTTACTGAAGACGAAATCTTACCGGGTAGCTTTAGCAAATCATTTTACCCTATAGCAGATCGCCAAGATTTTATTGCTGTGATGCTTTACCGCGAAGCAAACCCAAGCAGTATCAGCATCCAGCGCACCATCCAAGTGGCTTATGACACCACTGCTTTAGATGCACCGGTTGAGCAATTTGATATGACTGATTTCTGCACATATGAAAATCATGCTATTTCATATGCAACTTATGAATTGGCTAAGCGCAGGAAGTCAACGCATTCAATCAGCTTTCAAACTGCTTTGATTGTCACTGGGCTCAAGCCAACGGACATCATTAAGATTGACCGCCAACGCATCACATCAACCGGCGACAACCGCGCCGAGGTTGAATGGTATCAGATCACAAGCATCAGCTACGATGCAGAAGGAAGCAGTACAATTCAAGCTGAGCACTTCCCCGTGACAGGTGCTGATGTTTCTGCTATTACATATTCACTTCTCAACGATTCTTTCCGCATAGTCTGATGGCTAACTTCCCCTCTATCGAGCCAGCATCAAGGGCGTTGACCTTTGGCGACTATCCGCAATTAACATATGAAAGCATCAGCGGCGGTGATGTTAGATTTCTGCAAGGTACTAAGCGCATCACGCAGGTATTATCGCTTGGCTATCAATACTTAAGCGAAGCAAATGCGCAGCTAATCCTGGATCATTACGCAGGGCAGGAGGGTACATTGATCGCATTTGATCTGCCCGCTATCATATGGCTGGGCTATACTACGTCACCGATTAGCTCGGTTGATTATCAATGGCGATACGCAAGCGCGTTTGATGTTGCAATCGCAGCGCCCATACAATACAGCTTTACAATTGAACTAATAGCAGTTCCAATCCCATGACCTTTCCTTCGCTGGTCCCATCAGTAAGAACCTACAGTCCTGGTAATGTGCCAAGCACGTCTCAGGTTTCATTGTCTGGGATGACGACAGGGTTTAGGCGTGGCAATCGACGCATCGCGCAAAGCCTTGGCTTATCTTTCCAGCGGTTGATTGAAGCAGAGATAGGATTGATCACAACCCATTACATCGACCGTCAAGGCAGCTTTGATGTATTTTTCCTGCCCGCTGAGGTTTGGACTGGTTACACCACACCGCCGGTTCCATTGCTAAGCGATATTGCCTGGCGATATGTCAGCCCGCCTGCGATCACTGACAGTTCCTGCGGCAGGTGGAATGTTGAGCTCGAGCTGCAATCAATCCCGATCAATACGGGCGACCTAGTATTTGACGCAGGTGCAGCAGCGGCAACACCAGTTAGGATGTATGTAATCGATGCTGGCGCAGCAGCGGCAACGCCTGCGCGTGACTACATCATCAGCCCCTCAGGAGCATCATGAGCATCAACCTATCGGCATTGATGAAGCAGCGGTACGACACCGCTGCAAACTGGACAGCTCAGAACACAACGCTGCTGGCGGGTGAGATCGGCATCGAGTCCGACACTAAGAAATGGAAGGTCGGCGACGGGTCCACCGCCTGGACCAGCCTTGTCTATGCGATCGGCGGCACCTACCCGATCGTCAATGCAGACATTGCAGCGGCGGCTGCGATCGCATACAGCAAGCTGGCTACGCTGACC